TTGTATTTTTGCTGCAGTCTTTTCTCGCTCAATCTGCAAATCAGCTTCGAGCTTTCTGACTTTTGCTTCAAGTTCTGCTTGCAATTTGGCTTGGGTGATATCAATTTGTTGTCTTGCTTTTGCCTGATCAATGTCAATGTCTGATTTGGCTTTTGCTTGATCTGCTGCAATTTCAGATTGCGTTCTCATTTGCAATGATTGTGCCTCAAGTTGAGCAAGCTGTTGAGCATATTGTAAAGGATTCTGCTGATTCCCCTGACCAGCTTGTTGAAGTGCACGGATTGGTGCCATTTGAGGTGCAGCCTGAACAACTTGTGCTGCTCTTTGGCTAATCATCATATCCATCTCTGGGTTGATGTCTTCGAGCTTAAATTTAGGATCGCGAATATTTGGCAATGATGGCAATGGCATTCCAATGCTTTGCTCCATTCGCTGACGATACAATAATGCAACATGTTCAGCAACATGAGCAATCAGCACTGGTTGTAAACCTTGAGTTGCAGGATTGCCTGCCAATGATGGGTCTTGCAAAAATTGTAGATGGACAGCAATATGAGAATCATGGTCTTGCTCAGGGAATGCTTTGATTGGCTTGCCATACATGACTGACATATTTTCGTCGATGGGATCTGTCCTTGGTGCTTCTTCTGGCTTCAACAAAATCTCATCAATGTTAGGGATGCGGATCGCTTCATACATTCTTTTATAGGCTTCATAAAGGTCGTGGAGCTGGGGAGCTGACCTTGCCATTTCAAGAATAGCTTGTGCTTGAGCGATCCGCTGTGCTGTGCTAAAAATGTTCGGATCGCTGACAGGGAGAATATCAATTCGATCGTCAAAATCGGCAGCATATATTGTTTGGGCACTGCCAGCAACAGCAAACTCAAAAGACTCTGGGAGGTTCTCGGCATTCAACCTTGCCAGCAATTTAAACTCTTGTCCTTGTGCGTAATGTAGACGTTTATGAATTGCCGAGAATGATTTTGAACCTTGTTCGATCAACGCAACAGTTGATCCGACAGGTGCATTTGGATTAACATCGCCAACATTGAGGTCAGCAGTGCTTGCGAACCTTTGGCCAGACTGGACAATGAAGCCTAATAAATTAAATAAAGAAACTGATGGTTCTTTAAAAGGCAATGGCATGACTGCTTTTTTAACATCATCAACTGTTGCATCTAAATCAACAAATTCTCCAGGACTGACCTCAATGTCACCACCACTCACTCTGCCTTTTAATTTAAAGCCACCTTGCATATTTGCGAATGCTGCAGAATCAAGCAAGGCTCTGAGTGCACCAGTTGCAGCTTTGCCCAAACCACCAATCATGTGATAAAGACCAAAGCCATAGAATCCGATTCCAGG